GCCAGGCGTGCTCCTGCTCGGTCAGGCGGGCCGTGATGCCCAGCTCAGCGGCCTGGAGCTTCAACAGGAACCCGTAGACCAGCCGGGGGCTCAGCTCCTCGCCGTCCCCGCCATCCCCAACCCCCTCGCGCTTGGCGATCTCGGCCGCGGCCTGGGTCAGCAGCACAAACAGGCCGTTCTGCGGGTCGGCCCGGCGGATGTGCTCAGCCTCGTTGGCGTCGATGAAGCCACGCTCCGGAATCCGGATGGTGCCGCCCCGGAACTCGATCTCACGATGCCCCTGCGGCAGTTCCGGCGCGGTCTCCCAGGGGATCAGATCGAGGATTTCATCATTCAGAGGCGTCGCCATGCTGAGATAAACGCTACGCGGAATTGCTCCCGATAATCATAAGCCTCAATCCCTGGAATCAACAGGTTGCCCAGCACGGCATCGGTCCAGGGGCGAGCCGGCAGGAGCACGGTGGGCCGGTCGCGATCACCCCAGGGGTGGATCCTGGCGCCGTAGTGAACCGCCGTGGCGTAGCGGGCAGACCACCGGAAGGTGCAGGCGCTGCCGGACACCTGGAAGCTCCCGCTCTGGCGCAGCAGGCCCCGGTCAACGATGTTCCGGGGACTGCCGACCGCAAACCCGGCGGTGCGGGTGCCATCGCGGCGGTAGGAGCCCCGGCGGATCGTGACCCGCGGCCAGGACCAGACCGGTGAACCGATCGCGTCCCCAAAGGCGCTGAACAGCTCGGGGAAGACCACCCGAGCCGCGGTCTGCGCTGCCTGGCCAGTGCGAACCCGGAAGCTGGGCGAGAGCTTGGCGCTGGCGCGGGTGCTGATCCTCATCGGCCTGCGGCGAACGTCCCGCCGAACTTCTCGCCGGCCGCAGCGGCCACGATCGGGTCGATGCCGCCGGTGCTGCTCATGGTGGCGATGGTGAACCAGCCGCGCTCTGCTTTGGGGTCGCTGGGCAACAGGGCAGGGTTCCCCATCCATGCCTGCAGCTTGTCGCCACGGGCCAGGCCGGCGGGCCTGAAGCCGGTCTGATCCCATTGCCAGGCGGTGCCGGCATCAAGCCAGTTGCCGCCGGTTGGAAGCACCGCCCAGCGGGTGAGGTAGGCCGTGATCGAGGCGGCCCCGATCGCGATGCTGCCGCCGCCGGGCTGCTCGCCGCCGGGGCCCTGGAGCTTGGCGTAGAACTCCAGCACCACCGAATCCGTGGCCGGGCGGATGCCCTCTCGCAGGGAGGCGGCTGGCGCCGTGGGGCGCAGCCAGAGGGCGCGGAAGTTGGCGTAGGGGGAGAAGGGGGTTGGCATGGGCTAGCGGCGGTTTCTTGCGTAGTAATCGGCGGCAAGGCGGGCATTTAACGCCCACGTGGTCGGTGCATTTAGTCTCGCCCACTGCCTTTTAAGCTCAGCCTTTGATGGTGGCTTTTGCTTGGCAGCCTCCATCTCAAAGGCCCGTTGCCTCGCCGCTCTTACCGCACGCGTAGCTCTTTCCTCGATCTGCGTGTCCCTGGCCCCTGTGCGAGCAGCCCTCGACATGCGACGACCCATCTGCTCGATTCGGGTTGCCTGCGTCATCAGGTCGTCAGCTGTTTTAGGCTTTAGCGAAGATTTGCGTCGCTGAAGCTGAGGAGGGGTCTCGCCGCGGGGCGCTTTTGGGATGATAAACCAGCCCTCCCGGCCCTCAATCGATTGGCGTTGCACGGAGAAGTTTGCACCGTCAACTTGTGTCTTAGATGCGTCAAGTCCAAGTTTTTTACGCCTTCTAGGCGTCAGTGATGAATCGGGCACAAAGTATCCGGCTGGGCCGCGTCCGTTGTCGATCGGAGCGAAACCCTTAAGGCGCATCAGAGAGCCCCAGTCCCTGCCATTCAACCTTGGAACAGGCTGTGACTTGTCGCCCGGTGCGGACTTGGCGCGGCTGCGCTTCGGCTTGGCAGGCCTGGCCGCTTCCTTGGCCGGCGGTTTCGGCTTTGCCACCCGTGGTTCCGCGGTCCTGCCCGCTTTCGCGCCAATCCTCCCAGGGGCCTTCCGCCCCGCCAGCCGAATCCTCCCCCCACTTTCCGCCGCCTTCAGCCTGTTGGCCGTCCTGGTCGCCGCCCCCTTCTGCGCCCGGCGCTTGAGGCTGCCGGACAGGCTCTGATCGGCGGGATCGAGGCCCTTGAGCTTGCGCTTGCTGGCCGCGGCAGCCGATCGCTGGATCAGCAGGCCCCGGCGCTTCTGCGGCTTGCTGCCGGCCGTCCGGCGGGCTGGCGCTGGCAGCTTGACCGCCTTCCTGGCGCCGCCGCCGGGCGTGCTGGCGAACCGGCCACGGGCGTCTCGGGTGTAGCTGCGGCGGGCCATGACGGGGGGGGGGATCCTGCTTCAGGTTTCCCGCTTGCGGCGCCGCTTCGACCTGGCCGCTGGCCCCTGCTCCCTCGCCGGTGGCAGCAGCCTGGGGCCCTGCGGCGCAGCATGCGCGGCCTCGGTCTTGCCCTTGCGGGCTCGGGTCGGGCGGGCCGGCTTGCTGCCCTTCGGTGGCTTCGGCTTGGGCATCATCGCCAGCACCGAATCGCGCATCTTCTGCAGCCGCTCCAGGTCCTTCCGCCGGCCGCCTTGGTCGGGGTGGTTCTGCAGCGCCAGGCGCCGGAATGCTCGATTCACGTCATCCCGTGTTGCGGACTTGGGGTTGAGGCCAAACACCTGCCAGGGCCGGAACTGCTTCTGGATGTCGATCCCGTTGATCACGCCTGGCCGCGCCCGGCGGTTGCGGTCCGATTGCGGGACGGCCACCTCAGAGCGATAGAGCTTCTCCCAGCCGCTGCGGGTCGTCGGGGGCTTGCCGTAGACGGCCTCAAACTGGCTCCGGGTTTCGATGCCACCCTTGCGCAGCTCCTTGCGCACCGCCGACCGCATCTCCCGGAGGCTCAGCGTCTGCCGGGCCTGGTTGTCCTGGAAGTTGCGGCCCGCGACGGTGCCCCGGCGTTCCGCCATGGCCTTGGCTCGTTGCGCTGCTGGGTTCGGCCGCTTGCCGCCGCCGCGCTGGCCAGCGGCAAGCCTGGCCGCGACGGTGGCATCAGGGCGGAGGCCCCGGGGCTTGGCGATCCGCTCGCGCTTGCCCGTGGCGGTGGTCCGCATCCGGAGCGGCTGCTTCGCGGCCTTCAGGCGGTTGGCAGCCCTGGTGACGGCGGCCTTCTGCTGGCGACTGGCGCCGGGCGTCAGCTTGGCCCTGGCGGCCTTCAGGCGGGCCCTGGCGGTGAGTGTGCCGCCGCCGGGCTTCAGGGCGCCGCGGCGCGGCTTGGGGGGCCTGGAGGGGCCGCCGCCGGGGGTTGAGGCGAAACGGCCGCTGCTGTCCCTGGTGTAGTTGCGCCTGCCGCCGCCGCGGGCCATGGGGGTGTTGCTGCTGCTTCAGGTTTCCCGCTGCCGCCCGCCCCTCAGCTCCGCAGCAGCGGCGCCGAACCGCTCATGGCGCCCGGCGCAACCATCCGCCGCACGTTCAGCGCTGCGGCGATGCGGCCGATCAGCAGCTCGATGCGGCTGTCGCGCTGCCCCTGGGCTGTGGCCGCCATGCCAGAGCCGGTCCCGAAGCGGTAGCGGGCCTTGAGCAAGCTCGTGTCCCACTGCAGGCCCTCAGCCTGCGACAGCTGCTGATCACGCGTCGGGCTGGTGCCGGGGATCGGGCCCTCATATTCCTCGGCGTTCCCCAGGTGGGCGGTGCCGGCCGCGACCGCATCAGCCTGGGTTTCCTCCAGGTCGGCCACCTCATCAACCCACGCCTGCACCTGGGTGACCATCGCGGGCCGCAGATCGGCCACGGTGTTGAGCTGCATGATCAACTCCGTCAGGCTGCCCTGGGTGCCGGGCCAGCCGATGTAGGTCCGGATCCGCTCCAGGTCATCGAGGGTGCTGCCGGTGTTCGGCCGCCAGAGGGCGTTGAGAGGGGGCAGGGCGAGGGCCATGATCAGGCGGCGTCAGGTTTGCGGGTGCGGCGGCTGGCGACGCTGTAGCGGTCGTTCCGCTGGTCTGGCATCGGGAACCAGCCGCCGCGGGGCTTGGGCTTGGGCTTGGCGCCTGGCCTTCCTGCGGGTTTCGCGCCGGGCTTGCCTGCCGGCTTGCCGCCGGGTTTGGTGCCGGGCTTGCAGGCAAACTGCCCGGTGCGCATGTCGCGGTAGCAGCCACCAGGCTC